GACTATCTAGATACTGTTCGACCGTAAGATTATTTCTAATCAAAAATAGATAATGTTCCATCATTGCTTTTGTGTAATGATTATAATTTTCTAATAGTTCATCATCTATTTTTTCTATTTCATTTACATAATCTTTTTCATAACCAAATAATAAACTGATTAAATTAAATTGATTAAACTTTGTATCACCCGTTTCACACCATCTTGCATTTTTAAATTTATCTGCGTAATCACATAGTTCTTGAACTACGTTAGGATCGTTACCTACTTCTCTCCAATAAGAAGTATCATTTCTTTCGCTTAATCTATAATGCATATGAACAAAGTGTTTAGTATGTAAAATAAACTTTTGCATAACCTTGTCATGTGCTTTAATAATGTTCTTACTACCCTTTTTATATAGGTCAACAAATGCTTTAACAGTTGTACAAGTCACCATAACACTGGTTGCTTCTAAAGGTTCTATAAAACTTTGTGCAAGTCCGTTGGCTACTACATTATGTTTGCTTACATTTTCTAGCATACCAGCATCAAACTCAACACTTTTAAATGGCTCAAATGTATGTCCTTTTGCTTTCCAGAACTCTGTAATTGTGTTTAAAGCATCATCATATTTTTGATGCTTACTGCTATACACATATCCAGACCCTATTTGGCCAATAGTAGGTATTTCCCATATCCAGCCATAAGGTTGTGCATGGGCCTGTGTTACTGGTTTGTATGATTGTGTTTTTATTGTACCCCATATTGCTCTATCATTTATAAGGTCATCATAGTGCTTCCAACTACTCATTGAACCTATAAGCAGTCGTTTAAATCCTGTGCAATCAAAGAATATATCTGCTTCTATCTTTTGACCTGTGGATAACTCTATGGCACTGATGTTTTGTTTGTCAGTATGTATTTTTGTTACCGTACCTACTATTTCTGTAAATTTATCTTTTGCAGTATGTTTTCTTAAACTTTCTCCAAACTGAAATGCATTAATATGATAACTGTATCCAGGGAAGTCACTGATAGTGCAATTACCATTCTTGGAAAAAGGACTTAATTCTTCCGTAAGCAAATACTCCATAGGTCCATGATAGTCATTATATTCTATACTATCACCTTTACCTTTCTTATGGTTAATGTAATAATCTACACTGCTTAATTCTTTTCTATGGCTTTTCTTTCCGTTATCGCACATTGGTTTATGAAAGACTTGGTGTGGCACAAGATCGTCAAAAGTATGAAACCATCTACTACCTTTTTTATTCCAGTTATGAAATTCTACGCCATACTTAAATGTAGCCTTGGCGTCTTTCATCCAAACCTTTTCATCAACGCCAACTGTATCAGCAATATGTTTTATTGTAGGAGTAGTGCTTTCTCCCACACCAATAGGATCTACTTCGTCACTGTGGACTATTGTAATATCTGCATCAATAGTAGCAACAAGATAACTTAAGGTTATCCAGCCTGCACTTCCTCCGCCTACTACACAAATTTTCATGATTCTATCCTTACTAATCCTTTAACATTTTTCGTAGTGTATTTTTTCACTTTACAATCTATAACAAAAATAGTTGATACACCATCACAGTCTAAATTTTTTATATTGCCATCTGCTATCAATATTTTTGCTAACTCGTCAGCAGTATCTATAAAACTCCAATCATTTGTATGAGCAGTAATTAGGTCAATGTTAAAATTGTTTGCATCTATAAATGCCCTTTCACTTGCTATATCAATTTGTTTTATATCATTGTGTAATCTATATAAGTTTGGTCTTATTAATTTTACCTTATCTAAATTTGTTGGAACATTTACAACACATCTTTTGTTTGGATTACTTTCATATTCTTCCCAAGTTTGTTCTCCATTCTCAAGATATCTTGCTAAAACTTTGCCAGGTCCTGGAATATCTGCTCTTAATAAATGTCCACGTGGTGTTTCTTTATGGTGTTCTTCCACCATGTTTTTTATCATACCGTACCCTGTAAATTTAAACAGTCAAACATTTTATCTGATTGTATTCTAGCAAGTATATGTGCTCTTTCTGTATTGCCTTCATTTAAAGTTCCATGATGTATATGTGTATTAATAATATATGCCTTGCCGGCTTCCATAGGATACTTTCGTTCATGATTAGGACCAAAACAAAATACGTTTTTATCATTTGTTTTTAATACAATGTGTATCTTTTTTACTTGACTATCAACGTGTGGTTTAATCTCTGCACCCGGTCCATGCATTGTAATTACTGGTTGACCCATTTCTATATCACCTAAAAAGTTTACAAGGTCTTTCATGTAACCGAAGTTATACCTATCTAGTAAAGTAGCCTTATCCTCAAACTCTGGATCTAATACTTCCGGAAAAATTTCTTTGTTAACCTGGTTAGGAGGAGGTATTGGAATATCTCTATCTATAGGCCAACCTATTGTGTATCCTCCAATAGGACCACAGTAATAACCACAGTAATTACCTTCCATATATTGCTTACTAATTTCTATGTCTAATAGATCAGGAAAGTCTGTAAAATTAAAATAAGTCTCTTTCCTATATTTTTTCTCAACCTCATTAAAATATTCTTCTGCTTTTGCAGGATCTAATTTCCAATTTAATTCAATAATATCCCAATCTTTGTTTGTGTGCAAGTCATTTATATCTATGTCGGTTGCTTTATAATCTTTTATCATCTTCATTATATTTCTCCATCTGCCATATCTAAAACATCTTGTTCTTTATTATGTGGAATCTTAAAGAATAAATGAACTCTGTTTGTATCGCCATTGTTTTTTGTGCCGTGCTTCACACTAGTATTTACAAGATACATTTTTCCTTCATCTGGCAATATGTATTCTCTCTTAGGTTCAAATATAAACAAACTCCTATTATTACTAAAAATAGGCACGTGTATTTTATAAAAGTCATCTGAATCACTATGTAAATTAATTTGTGTTCCTGGTGGGTGTACTGCAATGCTAAATTGATGGGCAAAAGGAAAGTGTTTTCTTATTTCATTAACGTAACCAAACATTGCCGCAGTATCTCTGTATTCTTGTTTTGCTTCTTTTGTTATATTGTATGGTGGACAAGGCTTGTCTAAATCTTCTAAATTACTTTGTAATGCCCAGCCATAGACGCCAGTAAGTATATGTCCTCCTACTCCTTCATCTACGTTTTTATCTTCTGCAGACCATTTAAGATGTGAATAGGATTTTTCTAATTCTTCAAACCAGTCACGTAACTTACTGATGTTAACTTTTTTCTTTAATACTTTTATATCACTGTTCATCTTTATCAATCTTATATTCGTCTGGATTATTTTTTCGCCACTCTCTATCTTTATACCAAGTGTGTGCAAAATGATATAATATTCCTAAAGTTATTAATACTAATAATAATACAAATAAATCAAATGCCATCTAATAATGCTCCTATTTCATCTGCCCATACCTTACCATACAAGTGTATTCTATCAGTGTTTCCTTTGTTCTCTACACTATGTGGAATACTCGTATTAACAAGATAAGCATATCCTGGTTCCATATGTATTTGCTCACCATCTAGTATCCAGTTACTATCTATGTTTGTATGTATTGGTATGTGAATTCTAATTTTGTCTGTGCTATCAGTGTGTGTAATTAATTTTGTACCTGGAGTATGTATAGTGACCATCCAACGTTTACTTCTTACAGGCAAATTATCAACAAGTTCTCTTCCATATCCATAAAAGTTTTTTCTTGGATATAATTCATCTAGGTCCTCATCTTTATATTCATCTTTTGCAATTACTGTTTCTGGAGGCAATGGTCCTTCTTTATCTCCATTAAAACAAAGAACATACCAAGCAGTATCATCTTTGAATATATGTCCTGTCTTGCCAGTTGGATCACCAACTTCCATTTTCCACATATCCTTAGAATGTTTTCCGTATATAAACTTCCAGTCTTGCCAATTATCTTCTAGGTCTTTATACCAAGATTGTATCTTGTCAACATCTACTGCAAATAATTTTTTTACTTTCCAGTCGAGATCTAAAGGCTGGTACGTTCTAATATAAGGTTTGAAACCTGGGATGTGTTGTCCTTCGTCCATTCTTTACTCTTTCGTTTAAGTCTACTCCTACGTAATCATGCCCATATAAAATTAAATTATCTGGAATCAATGATTCAAACTTGTTAAACTTTTCTTCTAATACTTCGGGTGTCGTGTTCCAATGTAACATTTCACTGGACCAAATATTTGTAGTCCACAATACCCTAGTACCGTGTGTAGTATTTATTTTGTCAAATAATTGGTCAGGATTATTCACGATATCTATTACATAAAATTCATGTTTTAGTTTTCTATATCTATCCCAGAGGCTTTGGAATCTAAAACTTCCACCAAACTCTTTAAGTTCTTGTTCCCAGAATTGTTTATAATTACCGCGATATGTACTGCTAAAATTATAAGTTAAGTCGTGTTCTAAGAGCCATTTATCCAAATCATAACCGTCCCAAGTTTCTAAAAGATGCTTTTTATAATTAATACTTGCTTCACACCAGTCAAAATAATGCACTGTCGTACCTTCATGAAATCCATTTGCATTTAAAATTGCTAGTGGTTTAAATCCTGCGGCCGCAGTAAAAAAATGATCTATGTGCCTACCTTCTGTACGTACTCCTTCTCCAGATAATGTTTCTGTATTAAAAGCATACACTCTATCTTTTTCTATATCTTCCTGATAATGTAATTTTCTAATCCAGGCCTTTTGACTTTGATTCAATCCGTCAACGCTGTCCTTTTGGCTCCACGCTGTTGCCAATTTATCTGATTCATTGTAAGGATACAAGAATACTTTACAGTCCCGCATATTGTTATCTAAATTATCTATTTTTATTTTGTTTTGCATTGCAAGATCTATCCAGTTGCTACCGTCTGCTGTAATAGAATATTCTTGCTGTCCTTCCGCAGTTTTAATCCATGCAGGAGTATAATCACTATGTACTGTTTCTTCGCTGTATTCAAAGTTGGACAGCATAGGCTTTCTTTCTGTGTAAACACCTATCTCATCAAAGTCTGGTTGCCCTAGTTCTACCCACTTGTTTAAATTAACAAATAGATATTGTCTATGCAAACCAGGGTACGCACCTTGCGTAAGATAATGTTGTTTCTTTTTATCCATTATATGACCAACAACAAAAAAATCTTTATTCTTTTCAGCATACTCTAAACTTTGTGTTATTAAACTAGGACCCCTAAATAAAAGCAATCCTTGACAAGCAATCATACAATATTGCTTTCCTTCAATTATAGAAAGTTCTAAAATTTCTTTTACTGTTTTGTGCATACCTACATAAGAACAAAGTCCCATTTTAATCATACGGTTGATATAAAAATACGTCATGTCAAATGTACGTTTCTGTAAAAATTTGTTAGGGATATCTCTTGATATATCTAATATGCCTATACCAACTTTGTTTTCTATGTTGATATTTTCATAGTATCTATCAACTGTAATACTATTCCAGTCTTTCATAATAACACCGTTAAAATTATTAGTATAACTCCGACCAACGCAAGGAAATATCCTGGTGCGTGTAGCAACGGAATACGTTCAATAAAAAGCAATAACTTTTTCATCCGCCTCCAAATCCTGTCCAGTTCCATGGATCCTTAAATTTATCTTCTACAGATTTATGTGGCTTGGCTGTACATCTTATAAACAGTCCAACTAATATTCCTATTAAAAACCAAGTCAACATTATCCCCACCAACTTATCTTTTTCTTTAAGTCTGGATCTAAACTTCTAGCAAGTTTTCTGACCCTTTCCATGTGTTTATTAAATTCTTTATTATCCATACCTGGTAATACACTATAAAATCTTATATATTTTGTAACCATGCCGCCTAAGTTGAACACTGCTTTTTTAATTCTTCTATATGGAATGTTGTCAAACAAACTAAAATTAAAATAGGTAACCATCGGACCACCGTATGTTATAGATATTAAACCTAGTTTTTTATTCATTGCTCCTGGCACAGGATAGCCATAGTTTTTAAAAAATTTACTACCAGGCACTAATGCTCTGTAACTAAAAAACCATTTAGGGTGCAATACCCAATCAACCCAGTTTTCTAAAATTGCTGGCATTCTCAGGTTATGACATGAACCTATAAGAAACATAACATCACTGTTTTCTAATCTTTTTCTGTATTCTAATACTATTTGCGGTGGTGGATTTATCTCAGAATTATAAAAAGGTAATTGTTCTTCTTCTTCAAATAAATTAATTAAATCTATTTCATGTCCGCATTTTTCTGCTTCTTCTATAAATGTGTCTCGGATAGCCGCATTAAAACTAGTCTTTGTATTGTGATGTCCATATATAATACAAATCTTCATCTTATCCTCTGTTGGTGTAGTAACTTTGTCTTAACACATAAAAGAAATCTCTTATGCGTCTACCTAGTTCATAGTGGATAATCATATGTATTCTAGGTTGATCACTATCATTGTGTACTGCATGAACATTTGAAATATCCATTAAAAATGCACTGCCTTTATTTTCAAACGGCACTATGCCATGATCTTTAAATACAAATTTACAACCATCAGGATTGTTTAAACTTATATTACAAACACTTAATCTTTTTTCTGTATCTTTTCTATCTTGATGTGGCTCTATGTAACCACCTGGTTCAAGTAACATAAAACGCACCCGATTTAAAAATTCTGCTGGCCATACATTTGTAAGGAATTTTTTTGTCTCCGGGCACTGTTCTGCTACCCAAGTCCAGTCTAATTTTTGTATAACATCTTTTCTATCACCATATTGTTCTAAACTTTGTGTGTCATCATTTAATCCATGTAGGGTAAGACTTTTCCAACCTTTACCATACTCCATTCTATGATCCTTAAAATAATCAAGCAGTGATTCTGCTTCTATATGCATTTTATCCCATGGCTGGTTGTCTAATGCACTTAATTTAAAACAAGGCCAACCACTTTCTAACACCACCCATTTTGGATCAAATTGCTCCGGATATTTGATTTTTATTGGTTTCTCGTGTTGCTTAAAAAAGTCTGTTATTGCATTCATGTTAATTTTTGGTACCTTAAAACCTTAATAAATATACTTATGCCACATTATGGAGGCGTCTGACTGACTATGAATTGGGATATAATTACACTTGATTTAAAAATAGATATCGAAAAATTACGTGATTGGTCTGATCAAATTTCTGCAAAATATAATCACCTTTGGTTTAATTTTAGTAAGTTAGACTACATCAAAGAAAAGTATAAAAATAAAGATTTTGAATTTGATGGCTACGGTGGAGGAACACATCTAAAATCATTAATGGAAGACAATGTTAAAAATATAGATTATATGGAATTATCTTGGCCTTGTGAAAAGGATATTCCATGTCCGCCGGTTTGGGCCGCCAAAGAAGATTTGTATCCTGAATTACATGACAATTCAGAATATAAAATGCAGGACAAATTTGTCTTTGGATATTTTAAAGATTTGATTGAAAGTGTAGGATCCAAGTACTTTGATAGGGCAAGTTTAATAAGACACCAACCAAAAACAGTTTTAACAAAACACATAGACGGGCCTGGCATTGTAAGATTACACATACCTATATATTGCAACGCAGGATCTAAATTTTTGTACGGTGAAAACTTAGAACGTGAACACCATTTAGAAGTTGGAAAAGCATATATTATTAATGCAGGTATTCCACATGGCACTGTAAATGGCGACGAAGTAAGATTACATTTACAAACAAAAGTAAAATTAGAGGATATTATTAATGCTTAAGATTGCTATTACAGGACACACCAGCGGAGTAGGTAAACATCTATTTGAAAAAGCAGGATACAAAGGATATAGTTTAAGCACAGGCTTTGATCTAAACACTGCTGAAGGTCTTGATAGAATGATCACAGATGCGGCAGACGTAGATGTGCTGATTAATAATGCAGAAGACGGTACAAATTTAAAAACAAAAGTAATGAAATACGTTTGGGAAAAATGGCGTTGGGAAGATAAAATTTTAATCAATATGGGTTCATATAAAACAATGCAGGCAGAAGTAATGCCCGGCATAAAAGAGTCAGAAGGTTACAAACAAACAATAGAACAACAAGAGTATTGGAACCAAATAGCACCTTTGGAAAGTAAACTTGCAGTAGGACTTATTGAGTTAGGCCCAATAGGAACACAAAGAACAATAGACAAAGGTATAAAAACTTTTACAAGTGTAGAGGACGTAAGTAAGACTATATTAGACATGGCCGATAGTCTTACACGTAACCAACGTATGGTAACACAGATACTTTGTAAGGGTTTTTTCAAATAGTATGAGATGTAAATATCTAGATCATCAAATTAATGTACGTACTGACGGCCAATATAGGCTGTGTTGCATGAGCCTTGAGCCAGAGAATGATTACAATGTAAGGACTCATACTCCACAAGAATGGCACGATAGTGAATTCCATAGAAAAACAAGAGAACAAATGGAACGAGGAGAATGGCCTGAGGCTTGTATTAGATGTGAACAAATGGAAGACAAAGGACTGACTAGTCAAAGACTTAAATTAAAATCATATGGTCCTGGATTGTCGCATTTAGATTTAAGGCTAGGAAACAGTTGTAATTTAAAATGTATTAGTTGTTGGCATATGAGTAGTAGCAGTATAGCCGAAGAGGCTATTGCTATGCAAAAAGCAGGTGTAACACCTTTGCATGGAATCTTAGATGTACCTAACTTCAATTGGAGTAGTGAAGAAACATTTAATAAATTATTAGAATTACCTATCCAGGAAGTATATTTTACTGGTGGTGAACCTATGATGGTAAAACATTTACCTGCGTTCTTAGAAAGACTAGATCCTGATACACAGATTAGATTTAATACAAACTGCACAATTTGGAATCCTAAATTAGAAAAATTATTGCGTAAATTTAAAATGGTTATTATGAGTTTAAGTTTAGACGCAACGGATAGACGCATAGATTACATTAGACATGGAAGTAAGTGGAAAGAGGTTATTGAACCTAACCTACATAGATATGGTTCGTTTGCAAAGGTTGATATAAGTCCAACTGTAAGTATTTTGAATGCATGGTTCTATGACGATATAAAAGAATATGGTGACAAACACGGATACAAAATCTATGAAAACTTACTGATGTTACCGGAATGGTTGCACGTAAAAAATGCACCTGATAAATTAAAGAAGCAGTTCCAAGGTGTTGCTAAATGGTCTGATACAGAAGCAGACCCAGAAAAAATTGAAGAATTTAAAAGGAATATTACAAAATTAGATAGTTGGCGTAAGATGTACATCAAAGATTATTTAGGACCAGTAGCAGAAGCATACGGATTGTAATTAGAAGTCATGAAGTTAATTAAAGAAAATAAACAAAAAAAGAGACAGGTATGGGAGTACGATGATTTTTTTCGTAAGACATGGTTGTTCAATGATGAACGTTGGCTAAAAGAACATTATGAAATCTTGCATAAAATTGGTCCAGATGGATATCTCAGAGGTTGGGGTAGTAGTAAAGACACAATGTGGATTGATACAAACAAGATAGAAGGCGAATTAGCAAGTACGTTTGAACATACTCCGGACTTTGTACAAAGAATTGAAAACTTTTGTCTAAATCATTATTTTACAAAAACAAAACCATATGCACACGGCGATTGGGTTTTAAGTAACATGATTATAAAAGATGATGAAATACATTTAATAGATTGGGACAACTGTGGGATTTATCCTGAACCGCAAATATTACATAAGTTACAATTAGATTTAAAATCTGCTTTTGGGGATAAGATATGAAAATATTAGTAACAGGTAATCCTAACTTTGGCGTAGCAGAGAGCATAGGAAAAATATATCCTAATGCAAAATTTGTTACAAAAAGCGGAGGCTTTGATTTAACTTCGCCTGTTAAACAAAAAGAATTATGTGATATTGCTTTAGACTATGATGTTTTTGTACTTTGTGCCTACATACCAAACTTTGTACCTAATATCATATTACAAAAAGTTTATGATGCTTGTAAAAATAACAATCACAAAATACATATAATTGTAATAGGCAGTACAGTTGACAGAGTAAAGGACGGAAGAGTTTGGCACTATGCTACAGAAAAGAAAGCATTAAGAGATTTGTGTAACACTTTGGCAATGCATGGAGTTTGGAAAACTGGACCTAAGGTTAGTTTAATTAGTTTTGGTACGTTAAGTAATAACCAAGACAAGCACCAAGATAGAAATTGTATGGATATCGACAAAGCAGGAGAATACATAAAGTGGTTGATTAATCAGCCAAATGATGTTAATATAAATGAAGTAAGTATAGATCCAATGCAAAACAAGGACTGGAAATGACACCACAAGCATTTAGTTATCCAACAGTAAGTAATAATGGAAAAATATATATTCCTCCATATGGCTTAGATGAAGTTGTAGACTATATGTTAAAGTTTGATCCTGTGGATAACTCTTTTTCAAAAATACAACTACAGGTAAATGCTTTACCAGAAAAATGGCAGTGTGGTATTGCTTATAGAAACAAAGTTTATTTCCTGCCTTACAATGAAGATAATATTTTAGTAGTTGATACAACAGACGACAGTATAGAATACGTAAATGTAAATCATCCAGGCAAAGGCAAATACATTCAAGCACACATTCATGGTGACAAATTAATTGCACTACCTTATGGCGAACACGATCCATATGATTATGTTTTAACATTTTATTTTAGAAATAACCTTGCAACATTTCATAAAATTAAATTACCAAAGAACGATAGTAAAAAGTGGCATACCACACAAATGGTAGATGGAATAATTTACGGACTTCCAAGAGGAGAAAACTGGGAGGATACTTTTAATTATAGAATTAGTTATGATTGTAATAGTGGCGAATACGAAATAGCAGACATGAGTCCTATATGGTTAGATTATAACAACCAACCAATGAACAATAAAAAATATACAACAATGGCAAAAGTTGGAAATAGATTATATGCTCCTCCTTACAGTGAAAACCCAGAGTTTGATATTTTAAGTAAGTTTGTTAATGGTGATTGGTACAGTGAACGCACTGGAATAAAAGGAACAAGTAGGAAATATTACAGTCATACTGTTGCAAGTAATGGAAAAATATTTTTTCCGCCAGCAGGACATGATGAAGACTGGAGTGAAATGTTAGTTATAGATAGTGCTAAAGATGACGGTAGCAGTCAATACTGGCACACTATAGAACTTGGCATAGGAAAAGAAAGCAAAAAATACTTTGCAGGTGTAGAAAATAGCCAAGGTAAAATTTATTGGATACCCCGTGGTGGCTGTGTATGTGAACCAGAAGATACTTGGAAAAGCCAAGGAGACCTTAATAGCATTTTAGTAATAGATGTTTACACAGAAAAATACTATACAATAGATATAAGTGAACATTTTAAAAAGTTTACCACAATAGAAAAATACAATAGATGTGTTTTAATAGATGATGTAATATATGCATTTCCATATGGAGAATCTAAAGACTTTCATCAACTGTTAATATTTGACACACTATCTGAAAAGGTATTACAAACAATAGATTTAAGAAATGTATAAAGCATTTGAAGATTATTACAAAGACGAAAGTATTAAACATTTAATCTTACATGATTGGAATGGAACTTTAGTAAGTCCTCCTTTTGCTACTGAAAAATGCAGAGATTATTCTAGCCTTATGTTTTTAGATAAGGGTAAAATGCATTATATGGATCTAGAACTTCCAGAAGCAACAAGTAAAACTAATGCACTTGCAAATGTAGGAGAAAGTCTATGGATTGTGCCCTATGCAATTTATGACAAACTTGGGAAGGTTGTTGAAGTTACAAAAAACAAAATAAATTATTTTCCGCTTGACATTTCGTCCAAAGGACAGTATTATAGTATAGCATCAAATGGTGACTCAGCATTTAGTTTTCCCCTTGGATATACTGATGAGAGTCAGGCTCTCTACATTCGAGACGGCCAGGTAAAAATAATAGATCTCGCACAGCGGGGCCTTAAGTTACACATGGGCACCGTTTGGTGTAATGACCGTTATTTTTCAATGCCACGCGGAGACAACCCAGGATATGATAAACTTCTAAGTTTTGACGGCAATACAATACAAGAGTATGAAGTTCCTTACGTAGACAAAAACATTACACGTAAGTTTACAGACTGTATTGTTGTAGGCAATAAATTGTTTGCCTTACCATTTGGAGAAACACAAGGCATTAACTCTGTCATAGAGTTTGATACTGTAACTAACAATTTTAAAGCACACAACCTATCAGGTGTAGACTTTGCTAAAAAATATAATGCAGGGGTTCTACTCAATAAAACCGTCATTGCACTACCTTACGGAGATGAACACGTTAATGATAGTAATTTAGCCTTAAAATTTGACACCGAATCTGGGGAGTCAGAACAGTTCAAAATACAACAAAATTTCGGAGGAAAGTATAGATTTAGAAGTGGAATTAAATATTTTGACGAAGCATACTTCTTTCCATCTGGTACACCTGCTTGTCCTATACTTGTAATTAATGAACAAGGACAAATAACAAACGAATTACATGAAACTAATGTTTTGTTTGGAAGACCAATAGTGTTTAATGATTATATCCATGTAATAAAAATTGATCTTACTACAAAGGCACACAAACTTTGTATATACGATCGTAATTTACAAGTTGTAAATGAAAGTGTTATATAAACAAACTATCTAGTTCTGGACAAACTTTTAAAACGTCTGTGTTTCTAATTTTATCCAAGTCTTTTGTATAGCGGACAAACGTATCAACATTAGATCCATTGTTTGTGTAATTAATATGTGGGAACTTAAAATCAATTTTATCTAATATATTATTAGGAAGTACACGTGGATTTAGATACCAAGGTGTTGTAACAACGTTTTTAAAATATATGTCCCAATTATCTTTTTTATTTTTATCAAACCATTGTTTTATTTTTTCAAGATGTGCTATATTATATGCCATTACTGTTACGGCAATAATAATTCTATCAAAATCATACTGTTTTAAATTATCATTTAGTTGATCAAATGTAAAATTCTTACCACCTCTAATGTATTCATAAAGATTATCAGTTCCTTCTAAACTTACTGTCCATTTGGTATGTCCATAATGTCTAGCAAGTTCTTGAACTTCTTGGTCAACCATAGTGCCATTAGTAGTCCAATCAAGAGTAATATTTTTTGCTATTCCCAAATCAATAAACTTTTTAAGTATTGTTTTGTTTGCAGGTTCCATGTAAGGTTCACCGCCCTTAATACTTAGGTACCTTAAATTTTTAAATGGAGTAGGATCTTCAAACAGTCTTTGTATAATTTCTTCACTTTTATTTGTATAACCAAACTCAGGATGGTCAACTGGACGTTGAAAATCCTTATTCATTTTAGCAAGTTTCAATTCGTCTTTGACCCAAGCACTAGAACTAATACCATTGCACATACGACATTTCAAATTACAGATATTACTCATATTGAATTCCAAAAACATTATATCATTAAAGGTTTTGGTGTATGAATAATCCGTGTTTACTAACATTGGATTCAATATGTCTTCAAAAAATTTACGCCTACTGTGACCCACAGAGGCTTCTTTTAAAGCACATGATTCGCACTCGGGCGGTAAGTGGCCCTGTAAGAAAGATTCACGTGTGTATGACGCTGTAATGCTGTTTAACACGGTGTTTAGAGGTGTTTCTAGCACGTTACCATAACGTTTTCTATATACTCCGTCCGGTACAATATCGCCATTAAAACGCACCAAAATACTATGCCAAGGTGCTAAACATTTTATCATTGTACTAACTCTTTTCTTAGGTAGATATCACTCAAGCAACCACAAAGTTTCTTGTTACAGATAACCGTTTTTTGGGGTAGTATGTAATCTTCAAGTGTTCCAATTAATCCGCCCTGCATACATTCTGCCCTGAAAATTTTGCCCCATTCAATATAAATCATATCAAGGCCTGCCCAACATTTCCAACCCTTGTGTTTATTCAATCCTTCAACAATTAATTCATTAGCATTAATTTTTCTTTCATTTAAAAATATGTCGCCTCTATGTAAATGGCTATCATCTAATTTTCTAAAGTACGGCCATTTGTTTATAATTTCTTTTTGCTCTTTGGTGTACACACTAACTTCGTTTGTAATATTTTCACCACTTGTTTTATCTAATATGACTTTGGGCCAAACTGCTAATCTATCTGTATTATCATATAAAGTTTTTGCAACTTTTTCTGCTTCTAAAAATCCTTTAGTATCATTAGGCATCATTAAATTCACAGCAATTTGCATTTTTGTATTGTTTGCTATGTCTATAAACTTTTGCACGTCTGCATAAGCATGGTGATAACTTATTATCATACCATCTGTGTAAGGGTCTATCTTTTTGTAGTAGTCTACACTTTGACTTCCGTTGGTAATAAAACTAAATGTATGCCCTTCTTCCTTAATAAGTTTCGCCATGTCAATGAAACGTTTCCAGAAGGTTGGCTCTCCACCTGTTATTCTATAACAAATTTCTTTATCTTTTATTTTTAAACTTTTTATAAAGTTTTCTACGATGTCCCATTTAGGTTGTCCACTAGATCCGTTATGCAAAAAGTCTGGACAATAAGTGCAACGGTAATTACACTTATTTGACAACGCCCAACTGACTAGAAACCAGTTTTCTTTATCAGGATTTGCATAACTTATATTCATTAGTTCATCGTATTTTTTATAATCAGATCATGTACCCTATCATTTACTTTAACAGTTAATATTAATGCATATAGTCCATCACTGAAACTAAACACACTGTGATCTAATTGAAAGTTTACAAAGTAAAGGTAACCAGGATCTGGATACATAGGTTTTCCATCTAACATATGAACAAAATTCTCTGGCATACACTTTCCAAACACACATAACAATCGCATCCACTCTGGTCCTACACCAGGAAAGTCTCTATGTGGCGGGAAGAATCCACCTTGATCGACTCTTAGTAAATGCACTCTGCCTATGTCTGGGGCAAAAGCGTCAACAAGTTTTGCAAGTTCGGGTATTTTATTATACACTTCTGTTGGAGTAGTGAAATTTTCTTCCTTCATCTCAACATCGTGGTACTTTTGCATATAACCGAAACTGTTCAAATGATAATTGTCCATTACGTCACCACTATGGCTAGTAATAGGTAAACCCCAACGGTTATTATTGGCATCTTTCTTTACATTGTACGGACACCAATTATCTTTGAACTGTTCTAACTGTGTTAAAACTTCGTGTTCATTGATTTTCCATTTGAGTTTTATGGTATTACCCATATTGCACAGGGTATTCCATATTAAAGCACGTTCAGTTTTCTCCATTATATATGTTCTCCTAATAATTTAAAGGTTTTTCTAAAATCTAAATCACGTTGCTTATCTGTGATTTCTAAGTATTCGACTAATGCAGGAACTTTGTTGCTCCAATCCTCCTGCATCATATATTTAACGAGCCCTTCCCATCTTGTTCTGCCCACAGGACTCCTGTCAAATTCTAAATTAAATTTTTGCCTATCAAGGAAACCGTCAATCCTTTGTTTTACTATTTGTTTTACTTCATTTGGCAACACTCTAACATTTAGATAACTTGGGTAGTAAACTAAATGTGTTCCTATTATTCCTGCACCATATGGAGGACGGTTAATCTTTTTAAAATTTTGTTCTAATTTCCAATCAGCAAACTCCTGTATATATGGTATATTCAAAAGTTGTACCGCAGATGCTATGTTTACAATTACATTTGGTGATGTTTCGTCTAGCAACCTTAAATTAGTTTCTATTTCTTTCCATTTACTTGGATATCTAATATATTCATTTTTCTCACCGTACGCATCTATGCTGAAATTAAACTTTATTTCTTTAAACTTTTCCCATAACTTAAACAGTTTCGGAGGCAGTCTTAATCCGTTGCTGTTATATCTAATGACACAATTTTCAGCATGACCACTGTCTACCATAAACTCTAAAATTTTATAATGCTCAGGAATCATCAAAGGCTCACCACCTGCAAAATAAAGTTCCTTAATATTTTTTACTTGGCTTTTCATTGTATCAATGAAACTTCCTTTTTGATACCAAGTGTAATCAAAACTAGGATCCCAACCTTGGTCTTCTCTTACCAGGTTATATTTAGGATATTGTATTTTCCATTCCTTAATCCAACTAGAACTATCATGCGGTGAACACATAATACATTTTAGTTGGCAAACATTACCTAAACGTAAATCGAAATATGGTATGTCTACTGGCAAACTTCCGTCATCTGCTGTTTTGCTTACTATCGAAGGTATGTCTAATCTTTCTGTCCAAACTTTTGTTTCCCATTGACGTTTACTTACAATGCCATTTTGTTCTTCATTAAAGCATTTTCTACAACTTGCAGGAATAATACCTTCCAACATTTGTAATCTTGTTCTTCTCATGTGGTCACTGTTCCATACTTCTTCTATTGTATGGTCACGCAGATTCATATTGACTCCGTCTTTCTTGACTAGTCCTACTTCTTTATCATCTTCTAATCCTGCACCACTGGCATTTGCCGTGCAACACACTCTTACGTCACCGTTAGGGCGTGTTGCTAAATGTATCCAGGGTAATGGGCAAAATGTTTTACTCATCTTTCTCCAATACGTACTTTATGTTGCAGTAGCCACATATGGCTTCTCCATTTTTAAGTGTGTAATATACCTTAGGATGATCGTCATTTTCTCCTGTACAAGAAATATGTTCTTCTTTTACGTAGACAATTTTCATCTTTTCCTCCCACAAATTAAAAAACGTTTGTACTTAGGCAACTCAAGTTCTTCTTCCAAATCAACTTTTAATTTAGACTTACGTTTAAATTCGCCTAAGTCTTGCATACAATTAATATGCTCGTCATGATCTTTGAAATTATTACTTTGTAATACAATATACACGTCATCTGGTATATTTGATAACCACTTGTTATATTGTTCTTGTGTAATATGTTCGCAACTAGTATTAATTACCATGTAAGTATCTTTATCAGGTGTATGCGTACACATATCTTCAGTTACAGCAGTAAATCTTCCTTCCATCTCATAACGTTTGTTCATGGTTGTTGCTATCTCTTTACATTTAGGATCTATATCAACACTTGTAATATGTTTGATTCCTAAATTACTATTAAACAACATTGTTGATAAAACTCCATACCAACCGCCATAAATTACTATCTTGGCATTCTTCACGTTGCAATGATGCTCCACATGATCTACTAACCATGACTTGCTACGCAACTGTCCGCCCCAGAAACATTCTAGGACACGATCTCTGTCTTCACTGTTACGTATTGCGTCCGCCCAGAATTTAATATCGTCTATTTCAATTTTCATTCCATGCCTCCGGACATATACTTTTCATTGCATTTATTATTTCTAATGTTGTCCATGTTCCTGCCATTTCTTTTTCTAACTCGATAGACCTGTTATGTTCCTTTACAAATATTTCTAAATATTCTTCTTCGGTCATTTTTTTAACTTTCTAACAATCCAGGCTATCATTGCCATTATCGCTGTTATTAATGCTCCTATTCCTATTTCCATTTTTTTCTTAGTTTCTTAACAAGCAATGGTAGATAAACAAATACTGCAACTACACTCCAAAAGGTTGCTAATACTGTTGCGTACAACTTCCAATTACCAATGTCTATTGCTATACCTATTGTTACACCACCTATCCATACATAATCTAATGTTGCATGGAAACGTTTCCAATTACTTCCGTACTTGGCCATTAGTGCTTCTCTTTTACGTGCGAACCACGGGTGTACATGACGCATTATTACAAAGCCTTCATTTAACACCATTACCATAAATCCAATCCAAAATAACATTTTAAGTCCTTTCTATGAATTGTTTGTTCAACTTATCGAATGTACCGCATTGACGACTACATTCTTTTAGACCAGTTGTTGTCCAACAACTGCTAATTTTATTAAAAAATCCACTATCAAATATTTCCTTCATCGAATGCTTAAACAGATTAGGTATTCTGTTTACCTTTATCATATAATCTATTCTGCTTTCACTATGTTGTGGTATCCAGTCTAAATCTAACCAACAACAAGGAGAAACATTTCCGTTTGCTCCTACATATATTTGATTGTCTTCTTTTGCTTTACATTTAATCTTAGGCAAAAATTCTTCTGCCGCCTTTTTTGCAGGAGCAATCATATCTAAACTTTTTTCTGACGGCAATAAAGTATGTGTAATGTTGTACGTGTCATCTATAACATCTAATTTTCCATCTCTAAATCTTGTTGTGTGCTTCACACTAAATCCTTTAAAGCCAAGCATCTTACTTAAATCTTCGCATTTTTCTACTTGATGTTCGTTATGTTTGAATACAAGCATATCCCAACGTGCATCTCCGCCTGCCTTTATAAATGCTTTTGCATTTTTTATAATTTTGTTCCAATCCGTGTTTATTCTATACAATGAATGAGTATCTTGTAATCCGTCTATACCAAACACGACTTTTACATTTAACTCTGCTAATTCTTGCCACCATTTTTCTGTACGTCCACTTCCGTTTGTGTGCATTTGTAAACTCATGCCAGGATTAGTTTCACGCATATATCTAAATATTTTATTTGTATCCTTGGCAATCATAGGATCACCTAAGTTACCACACATATACACATGGTTAAGTTGTTTTATAAACTGTTGAGGGAACCATTTTTTAAACAAGTCTAAAGAAATTTCTTCGAGATATAAACTATCCAACATAGGACCTCCACGCAATCTTCTAGGACACATAGGACATCTAGCCTGGCATTTAGAAGTGACTTCTAAGTGTATAGATTTTATATCTTTATAATTATACATTTCTTTCCTTTGGTATTTTACTGTCAGCACTGCTAACGCAAGATGGTGTTATACAAGGCATTGGTTTTTTAAATAATTTAAAGCCACTCTCAAGTGTGCCTAATGGTTCATCATGACAACTATAACTGCGTTTTACTGTGCCATCTGGTTCTCTAATAATACAACTTTGGTAACCAGACCAACAATTCCATTTTTTAAACTTGTTGAATCCAAAAGCATTTAATCTCTCTGCTTGGTCTATTCCATACTCTACTCCGGCATTGTCATATAACGCGACCTGATAGGTGTTTTGTACACTTTCTTTTTGTAGTATTGCTTTTTGTTCTTCCGTATAACCACCCACGACAAAACTAGCAGTAGGATCAGACTGAGGCTTTAGTGTAACATGAAGGCCCCTATCACTGAAACGTCTACTTCGTTCATAATATTCCTCCCAATGTTCAGGCACCATTACCTGATTAATAGTTACAAGCACACCATTGTCTTGTAAGTATAAAAGTTTGTCACCAAACTCTTGTTCTTTTGCAAATTCGGCATGGAAACTTGCTGTGATACTTCTTCTATCCATTACATGAGTAGCATCTAGCCATCTTGTCCACCAACGTTTAGCAGGACTACAATTACTTGTCATATGGATACTCAAATATTCACTTTCGTAATCTTCATAATATTTTACTAAATCTATAAACTTTTTGTATGCAGTAGGTTCTCCACCACTAAAACTAAAATGAAACTTTTTAAAACCATTTAATCTTGCTTGACTTTTTATTTCGTCAATAGCACGAGTATAAACTTCAAACGGTCTATGGTCAGGCGTACTGCTTCTTGCATACGGCCAACAATAACTGCAATTATAGTTACAGAAGCGGCCAAGGATCCAGGACACAGAAAACACTTTGTTTTCCAACATGGTTTTTTGTCCTAGTTTAACAATATTGTTAAACGGTATCTTTTCCATACTGCTCATGTAACCATTCCCAATCATTTATTAACCGAAGATCAGACCCCCTAGAAAGGCCAAACTCCATACCAGCGGTAGCACCCGCCAAAGCATATTTCCCCATTGGTCTATCGTGTCCCACGGTTGTCCAAGTTTTAAGTCTTTCATTTGTTTCTCCTTCTTCTTGTCTATCTATTGTTTTACTTGCAAGTTTGACACATTCCCTAAAAGCACTTTTCCAAGTATTAAAAGGGTCTGTGTCAAATCTTGTTATGTTGCTGACTACAGGTATTGGCTTGAACTTTTTACTGATACTTGTAGTCATATCGGGTACAGTGACATCAACTTTTTGTGTGAGAGTCTTAGGTAATAGTTTTACGCCACCGTACCCGTATTCCAAGTTGTTTATAGGATTTCTACTACGCCAAACATGAACGCAATCTAAGTCCCACTCGGAAACTTTATAATCAAAATTAAAATCATCTAATATTTCTGCATCTCCATCTACTGCATAAAACATCTTTGTAAATGATTTATTAGCCGCTTGTATATGTGCTTGATGTATTCCTTTTACACCATGCACACGTTTTGCCATTGGGAAACGTTCCTTTAATGCTTTCCAATTGGCTTCTGCATTAGGCTCTTGATAACTTATAAAAATTATATCAAACATTTTACTTTGTCTTTTATTTGTTCAAATGCATCATAATGAATCTTAGGCCCATCATGTTGCAAATCTCTTGCTAAATCTTTATGCGTGTTTATTACTTTAAATATTTTTTTAGTTCCATAGTCAGTAGTAAAGTCGCCTTCCCACGTCCAATGAAATACAGGTACTCCTAATGCTGACCATAAATTATCCACACTAAAGAGATCCTTCATTGACTGCACTACTTGTTCACCTGTTTCTTGTACATATCTATTCATATACCAATCTGTATCACGCATACCCATACTGTTATTTGTTTCTTCTTTGTTAACATTTCTATCTTCTAGTCTTATACCTTCTTCACAATGAAATCCAAAACTTTTTCTGTTTATTTGTGGCCATTGTATTATAACTAATTTAGGCTTAACAAACCCTGACCTTTTAAAAAGTTGCGTGTTAAAATTTATAATATCAGGACCTGTGCCTGCCTTTGCAAGATTACGCAAATCTAATTTTAAATATCCTGCTAAATGATTGCACCATATTTCCTCTTCAAACAATCCTACGCCTTCTGTGTAACTACAACCAAAGACAAGCATATAAGGATCCATATGTAAATTATTAAATTCTTTTGTTCTATAGCCTAGACTGTTAAACTTATATTTAAGTTTGCCTGCACTGTCAAAATAATTCCAGTCTGGTTTATTTGTTTGTGCGTAATTTGTTTGCGTATCTCCTTGATACCAATCTAGTTCTAAACTTACATTATCAGATACAAGTAAAGGTTTACCTTTTCTAAGAAATAACATTTTCATAACCTCCTTGTTCTTTAATTGTGTCTGGAATATAATCTGGATCTTTTGAGATTTCCAGTAATCGCTTGTAATTAAATTCTAACTTCCATTCTAACGACTTATACATTTCTGCATATTTTTTAGGAGTAGTAATATTCTTTCTTATTTCTTTAACAATTTTACTTGCCCTAGTTTTTCTATGCATTTCGTTATCAAAACTATAATCAAACAATTCATCGTATAACTGAAAGCCTAATCTTTTTAATACATTGTGTATGCCTTTAGCACCATGTATAATAAAAGGTTTTTTATAGTATAAAGGCTTTGCAGTTTTTTCTGTAATAAAAATATTCTCAACACTAGATTCATTTACAAGATCTATAAAACTATTTCCATACTCCTTTGGAATATTATATAATGAGCCTTTTGCATTTGTAAAATTATCTAAAGTAGATATTTGTTGGGTCCAATGTTTAAAATTGTAATCAGGTTCTATTACATTCCAACTATATGCTCCCATACCTAACAATCCATCTTTTGCAAGATTATCCATCATTCTACATCTATGTTCCCACGGTCGATGATTAAGAGTTATAAAAGGATATTCAAAATTTTCATTTATTACTTCCTGCTGACAATTTTTTACAGTGTGTGACATCCAAAACGTAGGCCAGTATTCAACTTTGCTATAAGCAGGCCAATTTATTTTACTTTCGGGCCAACCGCCGGACACGAAAGTACATTTATTACTGCTTCTTTTTAATGCACGACTAATACGTTTTATATCTTTTTTTTGATCAAAACCCATAAGTTCCATTTCTTCTGCGCCTAGAACTCTGATATGGCAACCACGTAACTGCTCAACCATGTCCATAAAATGGCTAGGACTCCAGTCGTCAGACCACATTTTGATATTATATAAACTCTCACTCACACATATATTTATTATCCGCGTATATAAATATTTGTATGTTCGAAGTGGTAAAAGAATTTGAAAAACGTATTGCAGACTATTATAATGCTCCTTTTGCCGTTGCAACAGATAGTTGCACCCATGCATTAGAATTATCCTTAAGATTTGATAAAAAACACTTTAACATATCACAGCCTAAGGTGACTGTACCTACTAGAACATATATAAGTGTACCATTTACACTGATGAAACTAGACATACCTTGGTCGTTTGTTAATGTTAAATGGAAAGAATATTATTTTTTGGGCGGTACTAGAATAGTAGATGCGGCCGTTTTATTTGAACCTAAAACTTACATCAATGGACAATTAATGTGTTTAAGTTTTCAACACAAAAAAATGTTAGGATTAGGAAGAGGCGGTGCTATTTTATGTCCTAACATAGAAGAATATAATCTTTTAAAACAAATGGCGTATGATGGAAGAGATGATAGTAAACCGTGGGCAGAACAAAATATAAAAACAATAGGATACCATTATTATATGACTCCTGAAACTGCTCAATTAGGCATAGATAAATTAAAAACTGCAAAACCAAATAGAGTATGGACTAGTGAAGACTATCCTTACTTGCCAGAAATGAAAGTGTTCTTAGATGTCTTATAATGAATGGGATCCATTAAAAAAAGTAATTGTTGGTGTAGCCGACAATGCCAAGATTCCTGATATAGATATCAGTTTGCGTTGCGTAAATTATGCAGACAAAAAAGACGAAACAGAAATAATAAAAGGTCCTTATCCGCAAAAGGTAATTGATGAGACAAACGAAGATTTAGATACACTTTGTAAATTTTTACAAAATGAAAGTGTAGAAGTTTTACGTCCTGAACGCAATGATTGTAAGTACTACAATTATTGTCCAAGAGATAGTGTGTTTGTTTATGGAGATTTACACATGGCTACTCCTATGCCAATCCGAGCAAGACGAGGAGAATGGAGAGCATTTGAACATCACTTAACAAACCCTGTAAATATTCGTTGCTATCACGAAAGTGCATTGTATAATGCAGATTGTATAGGAAACAAAGACGTACTTGCACTTACAGAATTTGAGCCAGCATTTGATGCCGCTAATATTTTAAGAGCAAACGAAGATGTGCTTTACCTAGTAAGCAATAGTGCAAATATATTAGGAAGTGCATTATTGCAAGGAGCATTAGGGGACAAAGCAAAAGTACACAAATTACAAGACGTGTATAGTTTTATGCACTTGGATAGTACTGTTGCATTTTTAAAAGAAGGTTTGTTACTTGCTAATCCTAGCAGAATCAAAAATAAAGATGACTTACCCGGACCATTTAAGAAATGGGATATTATATGGTGTCCTGAGCCTGTTGATATTGGCCACTACCCTAGATACTGTAATTCCAGCACTTGGATTAATATGAATCTATTAAGTGTAAATACAAAGTTAGTTGCACTTGAAGAACATCAAGAACCAACTAGAATAGAATTAGAAAAACATGGTATAGAGTGTGCCATGTTACCAATGCGTCATAGTAGAACACTAGGTGGAACATTTCATTGTGTAACACTTGACTTAGAAAGGAAGGCTAATGTATAACCAAAAAGTTAAATTTAAGTATGATTGTACAAAGTTTGTAAACTGTGAATACCCAGATGAGTCTTCTTGCATCAAACATCAAGTACATGAACTTACAGACATACACGAAAAGTATGGCGGATTTCCAGAATCATATACAAAAGGTAACACAAAAATACATCAAAGATGGTGGACAGAAGATGAACTAGACTTTGCTGAAATAGGCAATGTTCTAGGTATGGACGCAGTAACAATTAGTAGTATTAAACAACCGCCTGGACAAGTAGTGCCATGGCATAGAGATACATTCTTTTTATTAAAGAAAAAATTTCCTAAAAGACCCCAACCTGTAAGAGCATTAATCATGTTAGAAGATTGGAAAGTAGGACATTTTGTACAACACGATGACGCTGTATTCACACACTGGTTAGCCGGTGACGGATACATTTGGGACGAGGACATTTTACATCTTGGTGCTAATGCAGGTATGGAAGACAAATATACATTGCAGGTATCAGGTTTTATAAAATGATCAAAGGACAAATCGCTGTAACTTGGACAGAAGATGATTACAAAAATCTTCCTTGGGTAACCAATAAAGTACACGAAGAAAAATTTAATGCAACCGTAGACACTAACAATTATAATGTTGGAGTGTATATGTGTTTTGAAAATTTGCCACAAGTATTTCATGATGCAGTAAAAATATTAGATCTAAACAAAGTTGTTGTAGCAGTAAACAAACTTACCCCTGGACAGATTTTACCTTATCATACAGACAAGTATCAAACGTATAAAGTAAGAAATAATATTACAGAAGATGATGAAATAATTAGAGTCATTGTATTTTTACATGACCAAAAAGCAGGACACCAACTATGGATACAAGATAAGATATGCGTAGGCCCTGCTGGTAGTTACTTTGGTTGGGGTAAGGGTGTTGAACATATGGCGGCTAATTTAGGAAATGAAGACAGATATATTTTACAAGTTACTGGTATTAAACAATGAAACATAAAAGACCTACAGACTTTGGAGATAAGTGTGCGTTATTCTTTACAATGCGTTTGCGTTGGATAGCAGACACTTTCTTTGCAAAAAGATATGGACACAGAGCAGTTGTTTTAGAAACTGTTGCTGGCGTACCTGGTATGGTTGCAGGTATGTGGAGTCATTTACGCAGTTTAAGAAAGATGAAACCAGATGATAGAGGTTGGATAAAAACACTATTAGCAGAAGCAGAAAACGAACGTATGCATCTAATGATATTCATAGAGATTGCAAAGCCTAATTGGTTTGAACGTTGGATGATTATACTTGCACAATTTTTATTTTGGCATTTCTATATGTTCTTATACATATTTTTTCCAAAGGTAGCACATAGAATGGTTGGTTATTTTGAAGAACAAGCAGTGATAAGTTATACATCTTATTTAAAAGCAATTGAATTAGGTAAGATAGAAAATATAGATGCACCACAAATTGCAAAAAATTATTACAACCTACCAGAGAATGCAAAATTAAGAGACGTTGTAATTGCAGTGCGTGAAGATGAAAGAGGCCATGCACAGGAAAATCATAGAATGGCAGATGTTATTAAGGAAGACAAGTAATGGACTTTGCACAAGGATTATATTACAAAAATTTTCCTGCTACAAAACCTCCACATAGGTTTCCTGTTAGATTTAAAGAATTATTTGAAGAAAGTTTTTTAAGGTCAGAAACAAAACCGTTATTTTTATTTACAGGTACTAACAATATTACAGAGTTAGAAAAATTAGTTTTAAACAGCAAACAAATAAAACGTTTAGATCAACAAGGTTTGGACTTTTACATATATGAACCATTATCAAGTTACAAAACAAAGCCACACAATAGAGATTTTTATAGTGAATTCATAGAACTAAAACCACAACTGTATGCAGATGAGTTGGATAGCATACAAAAATTTAAAAACAAGTATGGTATTAGAAACATAAACGTATATACTTGTGATTATAAAGTAAAAGAGTATTTTCAAAAACAATATCCAGACTTAAACTTGTATTGTTTAGATATTTTTTTAAGGGATTATTTTCCAGGATCTAAGATAAACGAAACTGTTAAGCCTACAAAAAAGTTTGTTTGTACAAATTGGCGTTACACTAAACACAGACATATTATAATGTGTAACTTACATAACAAACCAGGACATTATAGTTGGCAATTCAAAGCAGATAAAAAACTTTTACAAGACAATACATTTTTAACAAAAGATTTTTGGATGTCAACACATAATAAAACAACAATGAATGGATTAGCAGAACTTAATTTAAAAAGTCCTATGGCTATTGACCTTGCACCAACAAGCAGTAAGTACGTTGAACCTCATCTTGGTACTAAATGGCCAGACGATCAACACAAATTAGAAGCAAATCTTAAAGATGCTTACTATGATAGTTTTATTAGTATAGTAAATGAAACTAGATTTGCACAACCTACTGCTAATCTAAGTGAAAAAGTTTTTACTGCCATGTGGTTCCAAAGGCCTTTTTTGATAGTAGGACCACCTTACAGTTTAGAATACCTAAAAAAATTAGGATTTAGTACTTGGGACAGATGGATTGATGAAAGTTATGATACTATTGAAGATCATACTAAACGTATGATGAAAATCTTAGACATTATTGAAAAGATAAATGATACAGACCAAGGAGAACTTTGTATAATGTTAGATGAGATGAGTAAGTATTTAAAACGCAATCAAAAACTTATTACTAGATTCTATAATGATGTTACAGTTCTTGAGTAGCACAACTCATATAAAATTTTTCTAATTCAGGAAATACTTCTACTAATCTAATATCACGCCTTTGATCATATTGCGTAAAGAAGTTATAAAAAGTTTTACGTCCTTTTTGTAATTTATCTGTATCATAGTTTGTATTTTCCATATAATCTACAACACGTCTAAATTTTTCTACTTCTAAAGAGGTAAATTTAGTTCTATCAGTATCGTCTTGATAATCATGCATAAATTGTAAATGCTTTTTCATATAAGGCATAAAATTTTCTTTTGGTAATATATTCATGTCAAATTGAATAGGATCACGCAAGTACGGAGTATCAAATCTTATGCGTTGCCATTTCGTTTGATCATTATGATTGTATTTGTGCCTCCATTCTAATATTTTTTCTAGTAATTTATTAAAACTTGTAACAGCAAATAAATTGAATGTAATCATAAATGTAACAGGCCAACCAGTATTAGTCAAATAATAGTCTAAATTTCTTTCCCACAAGCCTGTGTCTAATCCTGTTCTTGTATAACTTGCTCTAGGACCCCAAGTATCTATACTTGTATAAAGTTTAAAACTGTTAATTGCTTTTATTTTCTTTAATTCTTTAAGTGTATCAACTAAACGTTTTACTAACTTTTCTTTTATTCCCATATTACTATTAAGTTCTATGTTAAGATGTGGTTTAGGATTTTCTTTTAATTCATCAAATAAACGCCATGTGCTTTTATGCATTAATGGTTCGCCACCTGTGATACGTAAAATATTTAAAGTTTTACTTACTTCGGGCCACCATTTCCACCATGCTTCTAAATATGGATTATCATCTTCTTCATAAAGTTCAAACCAATCAATGTTATTGCTATGTGCAATGACGTCTTTGTAAGGACCATGTTTTTTTATTTCGTTATAATATCTTGTACTAAATTTTGGATGGCAGTAACCACATTTAAAATTACATTCATTGCTAAAATTTACTTCAATGTATTCTGGATTAATATCATAGTCCCAAGGGTTACTTGTTATTTCTTCTATACGTGCAGGAGTGTGTATGCTGGAACTTTTAATATGCCTATCACTTACATAGTCTTTACCCATACATTCTATATTCCAACAGTATTGACAACCACTTGGCTTTCCACCTTCCAACATTAATTTACGTTCTTTTTTCTTTTCAATAGTATTGTGCAACGCACTAGGATTGTCTTTTAATTCTTCTAAAGGTATTTTATGTGGTGCTGGGTGATAACAACTATGTGTTTCGCCAGTTTGTAAATATATTGTTACATGATGCCATTTGGCCAGACAGAAGGTAGGAGATACCTTATCTATCTCCGGCATAACTTGTTTTATTCTATCTAGTTCGCTCATTTTTGCGTATTACTCTGTCACTGTTGATGTAAACTGTTTTAAAAAATTCACTTTGTTTTTCATCAAATGCGTTTTTACTAATAGGTAAGTTAAGTTGATTTTGTAATTCTTCTCCTAACTCTTCTATTCTATCAGCGACATTAACATCTTTAATAGTTTCCCAATATTCATTGAGCCAAGTAAAATCTCTAGTAACCACATGATCCCATTCAGTACACATGGTTTTGTAACAACCTTCTCTTGCACCCATTACAGAATATAGTCCATTTTTTACGTCTGCACCCACGTTCATCCATATTAGTAGTCTATGATAATTTTGCCACCATATTTCTTTGAGGTTCTTCACTGGACTGCCTCTATTCAAAGACATTTTGACTCCTTCTCTAAAGCCTGCTCTCCAAGCCTGTGCAGGAGTACTAGTAATAATACTTTCACTATAATTTTCATTTAACTGATAATAATTGTCAAAGTAACAAAATTCTATCTGTGTGTCGTCACTGCCGTCTGTGTTTTCATGTGTTTTCATATTTTTAACAAAATCTTTTGTCCACATTTTTAGACTGCCGTTGCCGTACATTAATCCATTAGCATTCACTTTACCGCACCAACTAAACTGATAGTCATCATCTACACCTAACTTTTCATAGTCAAGTACAACGTGCATGAATTTAGGGTCTACAATAGTATCGCCATCAACTGTAACAAAATGTTTTGTGTCTGATAAGTCTGCACAGGCTTTGTGTGCCGCATCTGATCCTTCTACACCATGCACACGTTTTGCCCATGGAATTTTCCTTTGCAGATCTGCCCAATTTTCTTCTGCATTGGGTTCGTCATAACTTAAGAATATTATATCAACGTCTTTAATTTTGCAAGACTTTATGTCCATAACTGTTAAACCTTTTGTATGTGTATATAGAATAATTATCCAATTTTTCGTCAATATCTGCAAAATTAATTTCATAATTATTGCTATCTAAATCAAACTGCAACGTCCTATATAATACGTGTGGATCATTCTTTTTAGTAATGCTGAAATGCTTTACAAATCTAAGTTGAACTTTCTTTTCAATTAATTGCTTACTAAATGTTTCTCCAAACTTTAATCTCCAAATATTCTGTGTGTAGTCTTTTTCTAACACTATGTCAGTCTCTCCATCAGTAGGATTTACCTTGTGCAACAGATTATCAACTAAAAACTCACTGTCGTCATTTTTATTATTAAGAACTACTTCATATACAGTAGTTGTAGGATTAAATTCTATTCTATATCTTGTTATGCTACTATCACGTAATTCTTTAAATTTGTCATGTGTTATTTCTAAACAATTACTTTCTTGTTTTTGTCCAGTGAGGCTTAGAATCTTTCCTGTCTTAGGATCGAATATTAAGTAACTAGGTGCTACTGCTACAGGTTGGAAATCAAACAATTCCATGATACTCCTTGTACTGATCAAAAATATGTGATTCAGCAATACTATTTTTTGTGTAATGAAATACACCTTGTTGTAGTGTGTTGCCTATACGTAAATTTAAATTTTCATCTATGTATGCACCAACACGTTGCGTCCAATCTTCTGTTGGCTGTTTCCAACTTTGTATGTATGGTTTCATATGCACAAAATTAGGAAAGTCTATTTTTTTATTTGTGACTTGTTCCTCGATGCCTAGCATTTTTACAACAATAGCCATACTAGTATCAACACTCAAAAATGCTTGTTGTCTTTTAGGACTATAAAGTTTGTAAAACACTTCGTGATTTTTCATTACTAGTTCTAGCCATGTGTAAAACTGTTTTGCAAATTTACTTTTTTTGAAATAATGTATTGCACAATATATATTTGGCAATTCGTTTGCAACATAACTTGGCCTATAATAACTGTCAACTATATCTTCTTGCCTATAAGTTTTAGGCTTTGTTGTTAAAAACACTTCATAGTTTTGCATTAGATTCCACCAGTTTGATAAATCTTGTAATACTAACATATCAGTATCCATAACAAAAGTTTCTTCGTATGGCGTTGCATGATATATCTTCCATCTATTTTGTACTTTCCATTTGTCATGTTTTGCAGTGTCTTGAAAAGGAATCGGAACTATATCATTAAACAAATGTTCATAGTTAGCAGGAACTTTGTCATTTGTTATTAAACAAATCTTGCTATTTTTATTTGTTGCTCTTATACTCATAGCAAGTAGACAGGCTTGTTTTACATAATTGTCCTTTTCATTATTCTGTGCAAGGAAAGTAAAATTAGGCATTAAGACTATCCTTTGGACGGCACACATATAAAACAGATTTCCAATTACCATCTGCTGGTAATGATTTATGTACCTCTTGCATATCAATACATTGTTCTTTGTTATCAAACCTTTGTACTTCTTGTGTTAAACATTGTGAACTACTGCACACTGTCAAATATAAAACCCATAAAATTTCCATTACATATCTCCAATCATTCTATTCAAACTAAATTTATTCATTACATGAACATTTTGTTTGTGGGTGTAGACTGCGGTGTATTGTCCTAGTCTATCTTTTTTCTCAACTAAAAATTTTAATTTATCGTCTTCTATTTTAAATAAAACATCTTTGTCAGTTGAATATAACATTGTACCTGGCATTAGGCCTATGTTATTTGATTTCAGCATATCTACTGCTATACTAAAACTATAATCATTCCTATATATTCTAGTATTCAATTGATATAAGTTTGCGTAATGATTCCATTCTTTTCTAATATGTTCTATAAGTTCAAAGAACATTTTTGTAAATTTTGTTTTTTTAAATACTACGCAAGTTGCCCAATAAAAATCTATGCTTGTATCACTTATTCTTTTAAATTCTGTAAAGTTTCTGTGTAAAGTTATATCTGTGCTATCTTTGTATAGTAAGATATCCTTGGTTGTATCAAAAACATCTTTGAATAAGTCATTACAAATTATATAATCTGTATCTAAAATTAAAGTAGTTTCATATGGTGTAAGTTCATATGCTAAAGGACGTAGGTCATTATTAAATTCTAATTTTTTATGACTTAATGCACCGTCATTATAACGTTTGCTAAATTTATTATTGCTTCGCTTTTCTATTATTTTATCAAAGACTTCATAAGGATAAAAATCAGTAACACGTTTTCTATCGCTGGTTACTAATGATACGGGAACTTTTAAATGTTTTTTTACTTTCTTTGCTAGATAACAAGCCTGTTTTATATAATCAACTTGGCTGTTATTATTTGCAAATAGTAGAACACCTTTATTCATCTTCCTCAATACCTTGTAGTTGATTTAATCTTGACTCCATCCAACTGATTGCAGTATATATGTGTCCAGTGTCGTGTTCTTGTAATTGACTTTTTGCGTATTCTATTTCTTCTTTTAAAAAATTTACCTTAATCAAATTGCCAGGAAAATCTTTATGCTTTTGGTTCTTGCTCATCTACTATATCCGGTATTGATCTTTTGCTTGTAATTTTTTTATATTCTGCTAGATACTCATTCAATGCAGTAAAATATTTGTTTAGAATTTCTTCTCGGAAATCATCAACGTATTCTATTTCGATAGGAACGTCATTATCATCTATAAAAATAAAAGATGTTTGTCCATTGTCTATTAATGTTTGACAATAATTAATAAGTTCTTTTGTAATTGTAAACTGACCGCCTTTTGTAAAGTAAATGGTTTGTTCTGCAAAACGTTCTTTAGCCATTTTCTTTTGATTGTTTAGTGTAGTACTAAAATTAGCGAAGTCTAATGCTTTTTGTAATTTTTCATCCATAGTGATTTCCTCACTAGTATTTAAGTAGAATTTTGGGGGTTCTATTGAAGAGTGGTTACGTTTGCACCAATTGGCGCCGCTACTGATACGTCTGCACCATTTGGTTTTAATGACACTACAGAACTTGATACGTCACCATTGATATCTTCATCTTGTGGATCAAAAGCACCGTCATTATTTGTGTCGTCACCAGCATCATCATCTCTAAATTGGATTCTAACTTGGATTGCTGATGTGTTATTTTCTTTTACGTGGATATTATAATCGTTTTCTGCATATACTCCACTTCCATCTTTTTGGAATACTTTCTGATATGTACCTGTAAGTTCGTAATTACCTATTGCTGAACCTGTACCAGGCACGCCACCATTTGAACTTGTGGCATGAGCGGCAAAACTTACTGTACCCATTGCACTTAACAATGTGTTCCAGTCATTATATTTTGCTCCACTTCCGTTTGTGATATCTGCTGTAAACAATAATTTACCACCAGCATTGAAAAAATGCCTACGTGCATCTGCACTAGTAAATGTTGCTGTAAACTCATGTGTAATAGTTCCGTTCCAAGTATTAGTTCTTGTAGAACTTACTAAAGGAGTTTGATCAGACTGACTAGTATCACCTGTGTAAATTGCTAATTTGTCTGTATTAATAGAAACTGCAAGTGCTTCATATTGTACAATACCTTTACCACCTGCTACATCATTTTCTTTAATTAAGTCTCCAACTGTGATGCTTGATAAAGTATTTGGCGTTGTACCTGTTTGGTGTCTACGTGCTTTGATCATATCAGTATAGAGGTTAGCCATATGTGATGCTTCAATCACTGTACCTTGTGCTACTTGACTACTTGCTAATGTTTGACCATAACCTGAATCACCTGATCCAGTTCCCATGATACCTTCTACGGAACTTTGTAGTGTGTTATATCTTGAGGCTGTAATTAATGCCATTTACTTTACTTCCTTATATTTTTATAAAAACTTCTACTAATTTTTCTTCAAATCTTTCATTGTCTTCTAATGCTATACCAACCAAGTCACCTTCGTTTGCCTTTTGAGCAGTACCATTAGCACCAACATAAAGTTTGTCACCCTTTTCAACAGGTCCCATAACTCTTAACGGAGTTCTTCCAACTAGTGCTATTGCTTGTCCTTCAGCATCTGAATTTAAAACAACACCTGGTTTGTTAGAAACAATACCGCATGGTGTTTCAGTCATTGCACACGCAGTCATTTCTTTGTCACCGCCAATAGTCATAATAGTACCTACTGGAAATTGATTGTCAGTTGTATATTTCTCTGCCAAGTCAGCATAGTTTGCCTTTAGAGCAGTACCTTGGAAGTTACTTGCAAATAAATCACCACTTCCATCTCTTACTGCAACTGTATCATTTGAAGCCGCCGTAGATGCTGTTCTGTTTGCACTACCTTGTCCTGTCGGAACTTCCATTGCTGATGCCACTGTTGCTTTACCATTGAATTCATTTGCATACATTACATTCCATTTTAATGTTGCTGAACCAACGTTAAACGTTGCTGAAGCACTTGGAAGGATACCGTCTGCTGTTATGTTCAATGGCTCTTTAACTTGAGCACTTGAATTATCAACTTTAAATTTAATAATTGTACCAACATCATTTTGAATTACACCTTGGTTATCATTTTCTATTTTTACTGCTAGATCATTTGAGTCACCTACTGTAAATCCTGCATCAGCAAATCTTACTATTGTACTAAAGTTTGCTACTGAACCTCTTACAAAGTCAGCCGCTAAAAATCCACCTAATCTATCTGAGTTAGATGCTGTACCGTAATATCTGTGTGCTGTTGATGTTACGCCATTTGTTGCGTTTGTAGTATTTTTTAAAGTAAGTCCTGCACGTATTACATCGAATCCTGTTATGGCATTGTTAGGGTCTGTTGAATCGATTGTAAATTCTACTGCACTTACTATGAATACTGTTTCGTCATTGATGATACCTTTCATCACTGTTCTGTTTACCTGTGCATTATCACGCACGATAGCAGTTAACATTTGAGTAACTGAAGAACCTTGTGACTGTGGACCAATTAATACAAAGCCTGATCCTGTGTTTGCGTATAGTTGACTGTTGCCACTATCCCACCAAAAATCACCTGTAGTTAATCCTGAAGGTTGTGTAGTGCTTACTTCTGCACCACCTGTTGTTCTGAATTTTGTACCATCGTAAAATTTTAATTTAGAAGATCCCGAATCAAACCACATTTGACCGGCGATCGCTTTAGCCGGCTGGTTTGCACTAGCGAAATTTTCAAGCAAATGCACGAAATTTTCGTTTTGTATCTCTCCATAACCAGCATAATTTTTACCAACAAGTTTCAGATCAGTAGTTTGATCGATAGTACCATCTTCTACTACTGCTATCTGCGTACCGTTAGTTTTATTAATTATGTATGCCATAGTTATAACCCCTCTATTGTATGTATTTATCTTTAAACACTAGAACTACCATTTACGGGTCCAGTCCAAACACCGCCTGTAATAGTGCAAATTTTCACTGATCTTGCCAAAGATAGTACAACACTACCAACTGCTTGGCTAAATGTGAAGTCAGATACAACAGATTGGTTCTCATTACCTGTTACAGGCACTCTTTCAATAGTTGCTGAACTTCCTGTGTATGTATTTCCGTTACTAGCAGTATTTAAATTAATCTCAATAGTTTGAGCATCAATTATATTTGAAATTGTAAATGTGCCATTTAATGCAGTTAATCCAGTAGCACCACTAATTGTTACTGATTGTCCACCTTCATATCCATGTGTTCCGCCTAGTGTTAATCTTGTGTTTGCTTGTTTAACAACACTTACAATAGTTTGCGGAGATGCTGTAATAGTTTTATCTACTGAAGTAGTAGTTTTACTTAAAGCATTATTAAGTGTTGATGCTGAGAATGTAGCAGTAGCACCTGTTGTACTTGTACAATGTAAGTATGCCTGTGTACCTTCTTTTTTAGTACTTGCAGGAACAATGTCCTCTAATACCAATAATATCTGTGCATCTGATAATCCTGTTGTGTCTAAACTAAATGCAACTCTTTCGCCATTGACTGTATCATCAACATAACTTTTACTTGCGGCATCAGTTGCTTGTGACGGAGTAGGTAAACCTCTTATAGTAGTACTATTAGTAATTGTAATAGGACCATCACTTGTAAATGATAAAGGATTACCACTTCCTGTTGAAATAGTTGTGCCGTCAATGGTTAAATTATCTACATTTAAACTTGTAAGTGTGCCAACGCCTGTTAAGTCTGGAGCATCTTGAATATGTTTCATTGTTGGTTTAGGACCAACCATTGTTATCATTTCATTGCCGTTAAATTTATAACCTACTGTTGAATCGTAATTTACGTTTGCTGTCCAACTGTTAGTTGCATTTTTCCATAAAAGTTCTTTGTCATCTGGTGTTGCTCTTATTATAATACCACCATCATCAACCTGTGAGTCGTTAAGTAATGAACTATCTGAACCTATAGCAAGTTCAATATTTTTATCTACAATTTTTAAAGTTTGTGATTCAACGGATATTGTATTACCTAAAACTGTTAAGTCACCACTAATCCTTGCACTACCATTTACATCTAAAGTTGCTACTGGACCAGTTTTAAAAATACCTATTTTTGATTCACTTGAATCAATATGCATTGCAGTTTCGAAACCAGTTGCTTTTCTTGTCTTAATAAAGATGTCTCTGTTTGAAACATTGTTTTGTATTACAGATTGTTGCGAATCAATTAAGACTTGTATATTATTTTCTGGGCCAACAATTATACCTGAATTATTAATTGTTGTTATTGACCCGTTTGATACTGCATCTGCATCTGTAGGCATAAACTGAGATGCATTTTTCTTAATACCTTGTGCATTAATAATAGTATCAGCCGAAGTTGCCGTACCGTTTATTTTAAATTCACTATCAATAATAGTAAATCCTTTTTTAATTACTCCTGTTAATCCTGTGATCTCACTACCTGCTCTTGGAGTAAATGCAACATTTGTGTAAACACCTATTAAAGTGCCTCCTAAGAAAAACTTAAGAACTACTCTATCTAAGTTTTGTGAGTCTTGTAAAGTTGCAACTTCAAATCCTGATTTCTTTTGATCTTTTGTGTACAATGGTCCAGCAAGTTCTATAGTACTGCCATCAAAAAAGTATAGTTGATTATTTAGGTTATCTATCCATAAGTCACCTGCAACCATCTGCGGTTGAGATGAACTAACAATAGGTCCACCTGCACTTGTAAATTGTGTGCCATTCCAAACTTTTAATCTTGCTTCTGATTTATCCCACCATAGTTGTCCAGTAAGTGGATTACTCGGTGCTGATGTATTTGCAAAATTTTCAAGCATCTTAACAAAGTTTTCATTTATACTTTCTCCGAAGCCTGAATAGTTTCTACCAATTAATGTAATATCAGTTGTTGCTGTATCAATGCTACCATCAACAAGTTGTACTAATAAAGTTCCGTCTGTTTTATTAATCTGATATGCCATTATACTGCCCCTGACCCTTCTGGATTACCTGTGTACATTAAGTAGTTCATTGTTAAGTATGGATTCATTACGTCTTGTGGTTGTCCTGATCCTGTTTGTGTTACAACTCCTCCTGATTTAGGATAAGCCTGGCCTGCACTTGTTCCTGTTGGAGCATCAAATACTATCACTGAAGACCCTTGACCAATACTGTTGGCTGGGTTACCATCTCTAATTGCATAAAACTGATAGTTTTCTTCTGATTTCAAATCATGTTCGTGATCTGGTAAATTCTCTACGCCAATTACTTTTGTTTCGCCACCAGCAAATAATCCTTCTTGATCTGCTGATGTTCCTGTAACTCTATTTGCTGACGTTCCACCCATGTTATCTTTACCTAGCGGAAATCTACCTCTTAAATCTGGTAAAGCAAATTTACCAGCAGTAGTTTCAGATTGTGCTTTGTAAGTATATCCTATCAATTGAAACAGTTGTCCATATGATGAAATAAACAATTCTCTACCATCACATAACTGCCACGCAGTCAAATCTGCTGGAATGTTGTCTGCCGGTACTGCATATGGCACTACCATTCCTAATGGATTAACTGGTAAAGCATTAAACAAATTATTTCTTGAAATTTTTCTTACACCTGTACCGTTTCCATCTAAGTCTGTAACTCTTGTTACTAAAAATTCATCATCAAACTGTGAAACATCAACTGCTGTTTTGTTTGAAATAAAAGCAGGGTCAATAGTTGTTTGAAATACTTTTTGTAGTGTAGTTTCACCAGTATCAGTAAACTGTCCATCAAACTGAACGTCTGCGGCACTTACATCACCTTGTACTTTGAATGTTGTTCTACTTGCTAATTTTTCTGTTGATCCTGATCTACCTGTAATTGTTCCGCTTACATTTCCAGTTACATTACCAAAAATGTTTGTAGCATGAATGTTTGCATATTTGTTAGTTGATGTACCTATGTTTTTATTATTGTTTACTTGGGGTACTATATCACCAGTAGTAACTGAACCTGCAACATTTAAAGCCTCACCTATGTAAGTACTTTTTGCAACACCCAAACCACCAGCAGTAATAATAGATCCTGTACCTGTGTTTGAAGATTGTGTAATGTTTGTGTTTTCGTAAACACCCGATGTTTTTAATGTTCCTGCAATGTCAACTTTTGCCGCAGGACTAATATTTCCTATTCCAACTTGTCCTGTAGAATCTATTCTAACTCTAGTTGCAATATTTCCTGCATCATTTGTTTTAATATCTATCGGTGATCCTGCTGTTTGTTGACTAATAACACCAGCAGTTGCTTCAATACCTATGCTTAATTTACTATCATTACCAACAGTAATACCTGAATTGTTTGCAATGTTAAGTTTACTTGATGAAGTTGATTCTTGATCTGATCTAACAAAACTTGCTGAACTTACTTTTGTATTACCAACCATCAAGTTATCTGCCGAATCGGCTGTACCATAAAACTTAGGCACACCTTGACCGTTTAAACTTGCAGTAGATAAATTTATACCTACTCTTAAAGGATTATCAAATCCTGCAAACTTCTGCTTTGGAGAAAATTGATTAGCACTAATAATACCTATTAGGTTACCACCTGACTCCATTTTTAATATTGTATAATTTACATCATCATTACCTGTAACGACTTCTGGTTTGATACCTGCTGACAGTCCTTCACTAAATTCTGGACCAACTAAAACCCAACCTGAACCTGTAAACAAATATAATTGTTGATTATCTGTGTCTACCCAAAGGTCACCTGTGTTACTTGCTGACACACTTGGAGCACTTGCGGCACGTTTGATTCCGCCTGCTTCTTGCCAAGTAGTTCCATCATAAACTTTTAATGTATCTGTACCTGCTGTACTATCATACCATAATTGTCCTTCTATCGGATTGCTAGGAGCAGATCCATTTGCAAAGTTTTCCAACATTCGCAAAAAGTTTTGTCCTATCTGTGTACCATACTCCGTTGTATTCTTACCAGGAATGCTTAAACTGGTTGTTTGATCAATAGTAGAGTCTTCTATTACTATACTACCTTTAGCGGAGTCAGTATAATTTATGGTATATGCCATTTATTACCCCTCGTTAAATCCAGTTAAACTTTGAACTCTTAATGTATAATCAATTTGGATTAACCTATTCAAACTTTTTTGTACAGGATGGAAAATAACGTGTGTTAAAAGTTTTCCTGATCCTGTTGGTGAATAACTTACAAGTCCTAATTCGTCAAATACAAAATTACTTGCTGTATTTTGTGCTGTGTCATTAGCATCTTGTCCTGAAGGTTCACCGTAATCTAATATAGTACTGACTAAAATGTCAGTGTAATTTGTTCCTGTTACGTGTCTTGTTTCAATCTTGTTTCTATTTGGATCAGTATTGTTTGCACTCTGATCGTCTACTACCTTAATAAATGTTTGATTGTAAAGACTTGCATTTACACCTGTGCTATTTGGAGTTAAGTAAGTAATAATGCCTGTAGGATCAACACTAGTACCACCATTTCCAAATGCCATTTCATATACAAATCCTTGTCCTGCATTAGATAGTGATTCTGCTAATGCAATACTCATATTTTCATAGTGTATAGCATTTCGTTTATTAATAATAGTTTCACCGGTAGAGGGATCAAAGATGTGTATATGTCCTTGAACACTAAACCCGGATTTGTCAAATATGTTGTCTGTCATTTTATCTTTCCTACATTGTATTTATTAGTTTGGCAATTTCACTTCCTTTGCACGAATGAACTGAGCGATAGGATTATCCGATCTACCCAAACTCTTGGTGCTTGTACCGTCTATAATATCGTTCCAAAGTTGTCCTTGCTTACGTATTACTGTTAATTTCTCACCATCTGCTAGTGAATATACATAAATTTTGGTGCTATTTGTATTAGAGTCGTATTGTACTCTAAATCCATCACGTTCTAATCCCCATGATTGTGGGAAAGTTGGTAATGTTATAGTAATATCACCTTCTGGACTATCCATACCAGTCGTAGGATGGAATACATCTTTAACAGCATTGTTATTGCTGTTCAAATATCCTTTGGTCAAACGTTGACCACCTAAGAATACTTCCATTTCGTTACGACTTGCAGGGTTCCAATCCAAAATATATTCTCTTTCAACATAATTTCCACTTACTAAACTGTTTGTAGTAGTGAAGTTCTGTACTAATAATTTATCTTGATATGGAATTGTCTCGTCTATACCCTGATTGAACAATTCATCACCTTTTTTATGTAATTCTTTAACACCAGTACCTAATGTACCACGTCTAAGTTGACGTAATTTGTTTCCTGATTTAACAAAGTACTCAATTCTTTCAGCATTTATAAAGATAATGCCTGGAATATTGTTTGTAATATCTGGAGTTGGTAAGTTAGTAGCATCATCTACTTCTATTTCTTGATCAAATACTCCTAAATCTTTTGCTAATCTATAAGAGTTTGAATCTCCTAAACGTTTGTACACTGTTCTGTTTAACATATCCTTGAATATTCTATATCCAAACTTACCTGTAATAGGTCCTTGTGTTGCAAATTCTATTATTTCAACAACGTCATTATCGTTAAACGGATTTAATGTTCTAATAAATTTACTATCATTTGTTAAACCATAGTCTACGTTTGGAGTTTGTACTTTTCCGTTTACAACTAACCAAACAAATTCTGTGTCATACGCTTCTTTTCTTAATTTAATAAGTCCATTACGTAACTGTTTGTATTCTATGTCATCTGCTGAACCAATGTTCACTGTACTTCTTTGTACAATATCAAAGTTAGTTCTTTCTATTGCTTGTATATCATGTTTACTAAAGTGTGTCACAACAATTTTTGTATTAATTGCAGGCAAAGTATTAATTGTAAGTTGATTTCCATTAATAGTATA